GGTCCAATCAGCCTATCTCAAGGCCAAGATAGACAACGTGCCTGAGGTTCGGCTCGATTTGTTGCGCAGGTTCTTGCAGGACTCTATCGCAATGCTCGCATCAATGCAGCAGCAGGCCGCAGCGCCACCAATGGAGCAAGATGTTGCCCAGCAGGGCACCCGGCCAAACGCTTTATCAGGACAAGAGGCAGCCCAAGAGCAAGTGGCCGCCCCAATGCCAACATAGGAGATTTAAATGGAAGAGCAGCAGGAAGCACCACCGGCAGAGGTTGTAGAAGAGGCGGTCGAAGAGGCGGCAACGGAAACCGCCGAAGTCGTCGAAGCCGTCGAAGAGAAGCCAGACTTTTCTCGTCAGTTTGGGGCAATTGCAAGAAGAGAGAAGGAGCTGCGCAGCAGGGAGGCGAGGCTCAAGGAGCTTGAGGCCCAGTACAACGAAGTTCAGGGATACAAAAATGAGTATTCGGGAATTCAGTCGCTAGCCAAAGAAAACCCCTACGAGGCGATGAAAAAACTGGGGATTGACTACGATGCTTTGACGCAGCAGGTCATCAACGAGGGTGAGCCCACGGCTGACCAGAAATTAAAACTCGAAAACGAGGCTTTGCGTGCTCGCATCGAGAAGCTTGAAGGTGCCTACAACGAGGAAAACAAGCAACGCGAGCAGGCCCAGGCCCAGGCGGCCCGCAACAAATTAATTGACAACGTAAAGCAATTCGTTGACGATGGTGGTGACTACGAATTCATTCAGTCGAATGATGCTTATGGTCTTGTCGCGGAAGTTATGCAACAGCACTACATCCGCACGAAAGAGATCATGGAGTATTCAGACGCTGCAAAAATGGTTGAAAGCCATTTTGAATCCGAAGCAGAGCGATACCTGAGCAGCAAAAAGCTGCAAGATAAGTGGCGGGCCACTAGCCAAAAAGAGCCCGAAGCAGAAGAAGCGACTCCAGAAGCCGAAACAGCGAAATCATCACGGCCAAAAACACTTAGCAATGAAAACACTGCTAAGAAAACAGAACCGTCTAGCGGTGCCCTAGAGAGTAAAGAAAAGTCTCTGGAGCGCGCTGCCTCGCTTTTACGCTGGGAATAACCGGCACTTACTGGAGTTAAGAAATGGCGCTCGACATTGCAACAGTTACCCAGGCGCTGAAGGAGCACTACAAGCCCCTTCGCGTCCAGAACATGGTTTATAAAGACAATCCGCTTCTCGCCCTTATGCCGAAGTACACAAAGTTCGGCGGCGAGAATATGCCTATTCCGTTAATTTTCGGAAATCCGCAGCGACGAAGTGCAACATTCGCTAGCGGTCAGGGCGTAAGCTCTACATCCTCGCTTGGTCAATTCGTACTGACACGTGTGAAGGATTACTCATTCGCAAGCATTACCGGCGAGTCCATCAAGGCTACGGAGCGAGACAGCGATGCTTTCTTGCGCTACGCCACCATGGAGATTGACGGCGCACTGCACTCGTTGACTCGGTCTCTCGCGGTTGCCATGTATCGTGACGGAACGGGAAGCATCGGTACAATTGCGCCTGGAGGCGTGGATGGTCAAACGTTTACGCTTAGTAATGTTGAAGACATTACCAACTTTGAAGTTGGCATGGTCCTTAACTGCTTTGACAACCTGACTGAAACAACCACTGACTCACGTTTCGATAAGCCCGATTCTTCGGACCAAGAAAGTGGGGACGTCACGGTTAGCGCTGTCGACAGATCAGCAGGCACGATCACTGTTACTGGAACCGTAACCAATATGGATGCTGGTGACATCTTTGTCCAAAAGGGCGACTTAGACGCTAAGATTAGCGGCCTAGAAGCGTGGGTTCCTCGCGTTCTTGATTCAAACAATCAAACCCTGTTCAGCCAAAACCGAAGCACAGACGTGTCTCGATTGGCCGGTCAGCGCTTTGACGGCTCTGCTCTTCCAATTGAGGAAGCTCTTATCGAAGGCGCTTCTCTCGTAAGTCGAGAAGGTGGCGCTCCTACTCACTGCTTTGTTGACTTCAAGACGTTTGCAAACCTTGAAAAAGCTCTTAGCTCTAAGGTTGTGTACGGCGAGGTTAAGGCTCGTGACGTTGATATGGGATTTGCGTCAATTGCTCTTCGTGGACCACGAGGAATCATTGATATTATTCCTGACCAGAACGCGCAGCCAAACATTGCGTGGATGCTTCAGCTTGATACCTGGAGCCTCAACACTTTGGGCGAAGCTCCAATGTTCCTTGACTTTGACAACAACCAAATGCTTCGGGAAAATTCGGCAGATGCTTACGAGGTACGCCTCGGGTACTACGGAAACCTGGCTTGCAACGCACCTGGTTACAACTGCCGAATCGCATTGGCTTAATTCAGACCCAAGAAAGGAGATGAGTTATGGCTAGTCGTGATTTTAAACCCGTAAAGGCACTTGAAAGAGCTGTCGTGATTATTGGTGGGCGCATGGCGTTTACCAACGGCACTCTTGACGGCATTAGTGAAGGGACGGGTTTTAGCTGTTCTAACATTAGCTCAGGTGTTTTTACGATTACGCTTGATGATAAATACAGCGACCTTTTGTATACCGCTGCACATGTAGTTGGGACCGGTGGTCCTGAGCGCTACATCGAATGCACTGCTCATGACGTATCGAGCGCAAAAACGCTGTCGTTTGTTATTAACGACCACAGTGATAACGACGTAACTGGTGACAGTGACAACGACCAGGAAGTCCAATTCATTGCGATCCTTAAAAACAGCAGTGTAACCTAAGGAGCCTAAAATGCCCGACCAAGGTAACCTGGCGGTCATGATCCTCGACAAAGCCAAGGAGTCATCCGAAGGCAAAGAAGAGGGTGAGGGCTACTCAAAGATGGCCAAGAAAGAAGCAGGAGATGCTTTTATCCGGGCCATTAGAGACGGAAATGGAGAGATGGTAGCGCAAGCGCTACAGGACCTCTACGACGTCAGTATGAACTAATTGGACGGGGGCGAAAGCCCCCGGTCCTTTATTGGAGGGCTGGATGCCGAATAACACTACCACCCTCGCCCAGCTCATCACCCGTGTAAGACAGCGGGCTGACATGACGGGCTCTGCCTTTGTTTCAGACTCAGAGGTTGTTGATTACATTAACGTGGCCATGGCAGAGATTCACGATCTGCTGGTGACGAAGTATGAAGACTACTACGTTAAAGACAGTTCTGAATCTCCAAAGTCCGGAGACTATACGCTTCCTGCCGACAACCCAGGCACACTCCCCACGGATTTCTATAAAGCTCTTGGGGTTGATTTTACATCCGGTGGGCTTACCTATCGAATGATGCGATTTAACTTTCAAGAACGCAACATGTACAATGCGCCTGCAATTGTAGCATCCAGAATTGCGGACACCAGATATGCCATTCAAGGAAACAAGATTAAGTTTATTCCTTCTCCGGCAACATCCGGAACTGCAAAACTGCACTATATCCCCGAAGCCCAACAATTTGATGCGGGGTCAACCAGCGCAACAATTGTCAGCCTAGCCCCCCAAGTCGCAAAAGGCTACGAGGAATATTTGGTAGTAGATGCTGCTATCAAGTGCCTGGTAAAAGAAGAGTCTGATATTCAACCGCACTTAATCTACAAAGAACAACTTAGACGACGCCTTGAGGCTGCGTCTGCAAACAGAGACGCGGGCGAGTCGTCCAAAATTACCGACGTCAGAACTGGCGTCTATCTTGACGATCACATTAACTACAAGAGTTACTGATGATCGAATTTGAAAGATACAGAAGCGACAACTACGAACTTAACAGGGTTCAGGATAAAGTTGAGGATTTTGCCCGAAATGTTCAAACTGGCGGGATTATTAACGGACGTTTAATCCCCGATTTAAGCTTTGTGGCAAATAAAACTTATCAAGTTTATCACGGCCTTGGCCGAAGGTATAAAGGGTATATTGTGGTTTCAACCACGTCGGCAAACGTTGTGGTTGTTAAAGAGTCTGAAAGCAACAGCCCTGAAGAATACATCCCGCTACAATCTGCCGCAAATTCAACCATTAGCTTGTGGGTGTTTTAATGCCATTAGAAAAGAAAGAAATATCCTTTCCGTTTCTTAAGGGCATGGACGAAAAAACGTCAAATGTCACCCGTGCGGCAGACTCTCTTTCAGACTGCCTTAATGGCGTATTTGATAAAGCGGGTCGAATTAAAAAACGAGGCGGGTTTGTTGCCGCCGATAAAATTATTGCCAATACGTCTACAGACCGAATATCAAAAGGCGTTGCTGTGTCTCAGTATAAGAATGAAACTCTTATTCTTGATGGCGCAAAAATGTACACAAAACTTAGCAATGATGAGTATTTGTCTAAGGGCACTTACATTCCATGCACCTTTAAAAACGAGTTTAAGCGTCGAGACCCATCAAAAAAACAAAGCAACGCGCAAGTTGCAGAGCAGGGCAATGTTCGTGTTTATGTTTGGATGGAGTACGAGCACGACCAGTCAGGAAAAGTTCGTGTTGTTGCGGCGGTAGAAGATTCCGCTACAGGAACGTCCCTGCGTGATGACATTGTGCTGAATACGTCTAATTTTAGGACGGCCGGAAACGACAGAATTTATGCGTCCCCAAAACCGTTTGCAATACAAGGAAT